AACTGGAAGCCGAAGGAAGACCGGTTACAAACCTCTTATACATTGCTAGAGGTGATAAAGAAGTGGCAGATGCCAAAGTTAGGCAGATATCAAAAGAAGCCATTTATAAGGCTAACCTGGAAGCAATAAACAGTTTGAAGTTACAGATTAAGGTGCTTGATGCACAGATCCAAAGGGAATATGAGTAGTTCATTATTAAGCAATGAGAAAAGGTGCTACAGATGTGGAACTACCTTCAACCTACATAAACACCATATCTATGCTGGCGCTTATAGAAAACGTAGCGAGCGGTATGGATGTTGGACTTACTTATGTTTCAACCATCACGTAGGTAATGAAGGCGTACACACTCATAAAGGTGCTTCCTACTGGTTATTCCTTAAGGCTGAATGTCAGGCCAAGTTTGAAGAAAAGTACTCCCATGAGCGATTTATGGAAGTGTTTGGAAAGGATTGGATTTACATTTATGACAGAACTAAACAACAGACAGATTGAACTGTATGGATTGATGAGAAAAGCCAAATCCATCAGTATTCCATCCATTTTCTTAAAGATGGATCATCATTATCACAGATATGAAGAAAAGAGCTCTAAGGCCAATTCCAGCGCTTACAGAAAGTTAAGAGCTGATGTGTTAAAAATCAACAAGAGCAAATCACAGTATGCCATATTACCTATCAAGAAGGGTGGCAAGACTACTGGTTACAAGTTAGCAGATGCCAATGAACTGATATTGGAAAGAGCTGATAACTACCACAAAAGAGCAATGAGGTTGTTAGAAACTGAAAAGGCCTTGAGATTAAAGGTTAAGAACGATAATCAGTTTAGAATCACTGATGATGGTGTGAAAGCAATAAGCAGCACTATAGAGGGATGAATATGGAAAAAGTGATTAATCAATATGTAGGTAGAAACTTCGCCTTTTATAACGGCGATAGTTGTGAAATCCTAAAGGGTTTAAGGGATGAAAGCATTGATTTATCTGTATTCAGCCCACCATTTGCTGATTTATACACATACTCAGATAGTGAGCGTGATCTGGGAAACTGTAAAAATGCTGATGAGTTCTATGTTCATTTCAAGTTTATTGCAAAAGAGATATTCAGGGTAATGAAAGAAGGCAGAATAGTCTGTATTCATTGTATGGATTTACCTAGTTTGAAAATGAGGGATGGATTCATTGGATTAAAGGACTTTCCAGGCGAGATTATTAGAATATTTGAAGATGTAGGATTCATCTATCATTCAAAGGTATGTATTTGGAAAAATCCAGTAGTAGCAATGCAGAGAACAAAGGCATTAGGGTTACTTCATAAGCAACTGAAAAAGGATAGTACCATGAGCCGTATGGGTATTGCTGATTATGTGGTTATGATGCGTAAACCAGGTGAGAACAAAGTGCCGGTAACACATACAAATGAAACTTTCAATGTTGATAAGTGGCAGAATTGGGCTTCACCAGTATGGATGGATATTAACCAAAGTAACACATTACAAGCTACATCCGCTAGAGATGAAAAGGATGAAAAACACATATGCCCATTACAGTTAGATGTTATTGAGAGATGTGTAGAACTGTATAGCAATGAAGGCGAGGTTGTATTAAGCCCATTTGGTGGTATAGGTAGTGAAATCTATCAAGCCCTAAAAATGAAGCGTAAAGGCATTGGTATTGAACTGAAATCAAGCTATTTCAAGCAGGCGGTTAAGAACTGTATGAACGCTGAGAACTATGAAGAACTTTCACTATTTGATTGGAGTGACCCTGATGCTTAAGAAAAAGAATACGGATGCTCCATCATTTGATTGGCACGCTAATTACACCTATGATGAGTTCCTTGAAAAGAAAGAAGTAATAATCAATGATAGTGGCTTTGAAGTAGATGAAGAGGATCTATCACCATATCTATTTGACTATCAGAAAGATATTATCAGATGGGCATTAAGAAAAGGAAAGGCGGCCTTATTTGAAGATACTGGATTAGGTAAAACCATTCAGCAGCTACAATGGGCTACTCTAGTAAATAAGTTTACTAATAAACCAGTTATGATATTTGCTCCTTTAGCGGTAAGCAAACAAACAGTATTAGAAGGTGAAAGGTTCAAACTACCAGTAAACCTATGCGAAAGCCAGGAAGATGTTATCAATGGTGTAAATATTACTAACTATGAGAAAATCCATAAGTTTGATACTGATACATTCAGCGGTGTAGTACTTGATGAAAGTTCCATTTTAAAGAGTTATTCAGGTAAAACTACTCAAGATATGATTAATAGGTTTAGGTTCACACCATATAAACTAGCATGTACCGCTACACCAAGCCCTAATGATTTTACAGAATTAGGCAATCATGCTGAGTTCCTGAATGTTATGACAATGAATGAAATGTTATCAATGTATTTCATCAATGATAGTTCTCATGGAAATGGCTGGCGATTAAAAGGCCATTCAAGAGGTGACTTCTTCAAGTGGATAGCAGAATGGGCAATGATGATTAAGAGCCCTGCTGATTTTGGATTTGATGGTTCATTGTTTGAACTTCCTAGATTAAACATAATCAATGAGATAGTTGAAAGCCCTAATACAGATGATGAGAGGTTATTTGTAGTGCCGGCAGAAACATTAAGCGAAAGAAGGCAGGCAAGGAAGGATTCATTGAAGAACAGAGCAGATAGGGCTTTACAGATCATCAAGGAAAACAACATTGATACGTGCCTTATATGGTGTAACTACAATGATGAAAGTGAATACTTAGCAAAAACCATTCCAGGTGCTTATGAAATCAAAGGTAGTGATACTGATGAGCATAAGGAAAAAGGCATGATTGGATTTGCTAAGGGTGATGTGAACTTCCTAGTTACTAAGCCTTCTATATGTGGATTTGGTATGAACTGGCAGAATTGCCACAATATGATATTTTGCGGCTTATCAGATAGCTTTGAACAGTTCTATCAGGCCATAAGAAGATGCTATAGATTTGGGCAGAAACATGAAGTAAATGTATATGTTATCACATCACAAGCTGAAGAAAATATACTCACCAATATTAAAAAGAAAGAAGAAAACCATGAAATGATGAGTAGAGAGATGATGAAGTTACTGAGTGTTATTTCAAGGGAAAACTTATACTCATTGAAACATAAAAGAACTAACTATCATCCTCAGGAAGTTCTCAAGCTTCCATCATGGTTATAAGAGATATGGCAGAAAGAAGGATGTTCGCCAAAACCATTGCCTTAAGTGATGCGTTCCTGGATATGCCTTTAGGAGCAAGATGTTTATATTTCACTTTAGGTATGGTGGCAGATGATGATGGATTTGTTAACTCACCCAGATCAGTAATGCGCCAATGTGGAGCAACTGAGGATGATATGAAAATCCTTATTGCTAAGAAGTTTGTGTTAGTGTTTGACAGTGGCGTGATAGTCATTAAGCACTGGCGAATCAATAACTACTTAAGAAATGACAGATACCAGCCCACTAAATATATTGAAGAGTTAAATACTCTGAAACTTGATGAAAATGGGCGGTATACCAACGGTATACCCAATAACGGTATACCCAGTATAGGTAAGGATAGTATAGGTAAGGATAGTATAGGTTATTCCTTCTTACGTAAAAAGGAAAATAAAAAAATATATGACAATGTGAAAACTTTAATAGAAAGTGAACTGTTAAAAAGACAGTTAACCAATATTGAAGAAGAGGACTTAGCCAAGATGGTAAACGAATATGAAGAAAAGGATATAGTTTACGGTATCAGGGAAGCGGTCATATACGAAAAGCCTTCTATATCTTACGTTATGGCAATAGCCAAGAAGAGGAAAAATGGATAATGAGTTACTTTTAGTTGATAGGTTAGGAGTAATAAGAGATACTATCAGATCATTTGGTGAAGATAACTTCTATCTTAGCTTCAGTGGTGGTAAAGATAGTACAGTATTGCATCATCTGTTAGATATGGCATTACCTGGAAACAACATACCAAGAGTATTTGTGAATACTGGTATTGAATACAACCATATAGTTCAGTATGTAAGAACCTTGCAGAAAACAGATGAGCGAATAGTTATTATCAAGCCTGAAAGAAACATCAAAGAAGTACTTGAGGAGTATGGTTATCCATTTAAAAGCAAGGAGCATGCTAAGAAGGTAGATCAATGGCAACGCCACCACAAAATGACTAACTACTTAATCAAGTACCTAGATGATGAAACTAAAAGTAAGTTTAAATGCCCTGAAGTACTCAAGTATCAATTCACAGATGAGAATGACTTGAAAATATCTCATCTATGCTGCTTAAAACTAAAAAAAGAACCAGTTCATAAATGGGCGAAAGAGCAAAACAAACCCATTTTCATCACGGGAATTAGGAGTGGTGAGGGGGGGCAAAGAAGTAACATAAAAGGATGTGCTATTTTCCAAAATGGCAAATTGAAAAACTTCCATCCCTTATTACCTATATCAGATCAATGGGAAGAATGGTTTATAGAAACACAGAGAATAACTTTATGCGATTTGTATTATGAACCATTCAACTTTGAAAGGACTGGATGTAAAGGATGCCCATTTGCCTTAACTCTTCAGGAACAGTTAGAAACAATGCAAAAGTACTTACCAGCTGAAAGAAAGCAATGTGAGTACATTTGGAAACCAGTATATGAAGAGTATAGGCGATTAGGGTACAGATTGAAGAAAGAGGAGCAATTAAAACTATTTTGATATGGATAACTTAAGCATATTTGAAGTTTTATATCCAACATTCAAGATAAAGAAACCGATAAGACTTATAGAGCTATTTGCCGGTTATGGCAGC